GCTAGTAAACACTTGCAAGTCACGGCCACTGATGATGTCAATAATCACGTTCAAGCTGTTGGTGTCTAGCGTTGCCTCCACCGCATCATCGTCATAAGCCTGGTCAGGATTAAAGTCAAAGAACTGCGCTACCTTGCTGCCCCAAATGGTGCTTGGCCGAGTCTTAGATCCACCAAAGTACAGACGTCCCTCATGGAATGTTGCGCTTCTTGGCCAGCCCTTTGTACTTGACCACACATCCTCATAGCCAGCCTCCAGCTCCCACGATCCATTGGCAATCGCAGTGGTGTCAAAGAACGGTATTTCTGTTACTGCGCTAACCACGGTAGTGCTGGTGTAAGCCACAATCCTTGCCCTACCTTGAGGTTGAGCATTGATGTACTGGCCGACAGATCCAGAGCTAAACACTGCAGAACTAGCAGTCAGCGTCACCTCACCAGACTTAGCGCTTGGCGTCAATGTGCCTGCTGGGTTAGATAGTGCAATGGTGAATGCATACTTTGGGATACTGATAAAGGTGATATTGCTTACCGTCCATGTGGCATCAGTACCACCACGCACAATCTTGATTGGCTGGATATCTTTGTGTGCAATGATCAAAGTGTCAGCAGACTGAGTCCATGCCATGGTGGACAAGATAGAACTAGTCACCGCAGTTACTGCTAGGTATGGGTTACCAGTGCCATTGATGTTGGTGATCTGTATCTTGTCCTTGAAGATATACATACGCTGGTTTGTGAAAATCAGCATATAGCTGTCATCCACTGAGAACTCAAACGCAACCGAGCGAGTGCCACTTGCTGGAGCAGCTGCACTAGGCAGCTCATAGAGGTACTTCAAACCACCACGCCTACGTACCCCGCCTTGAGGCTGGACAACCACGTTGGTAAGCGTTTCAGCGCCATTCTGGTATTGGTTTAGATCAACCCTCGCCCTCAGTAGCGGATCTAATTCACCGCTGCTGAAGTTAGTCTGGAATGAAACTAATCGAGCCATTAGTTCCTCACAGCAATTAAGCTGAAGTCTTCAAAGCTCTGGGTGGTATTGCCCTGGCCATCAATAACCATGGCCGTGCGAAAGAAACCACCACGGTTATTTTCTACAGGACCACCAGTAGCAATGTTTTGCCAGTACTGGGTCTTGCTAATCTGATCTGTGATTGGGTCTGCCAAGTGCCAAGTCATCATGTACTTGAGCAGCTGAATGAAATAGCTAGGCATCTCAGACTCTGTTGGCAGATATTGGTAGTCAATAACAACAGTTGTTTCATTGGTCAGCAATTTATCGCCCTGGATAACCCAATCTGTAAATGTTCTAGCACCCACCTCGGTGGAGTTGTAAGCCCTACGAATAGTGCCAAGACGGTCTGATGGCAGCTGGTACTCGTAGCGATACTGGTTAACTGGCGTGTTGATTGTCTGCGCCAGCTGCACCTTCTTAAACGTAAAGCTCCAGGGATAAGACTGCAGCGTAGATTTCTTGAGATCTGGGTAGATGCGATCACAGATATTGGATGCGTCAGTACCCTCATTGAATGAAGATATCGACTTAGCGCCTAGCATTAGCAGGGCGTCTGAGCATACTTTTAGATCTGTATCACCACTAGCCATAGGTCACCCCAAAATGTGAGAAAGGCCAACCTCCAGATAACTAGAAGTTGGCCTGCTTACTTGACTACTGATTAATCAGTATCAGTTGCAGTTACGGTCACACCGTCAGTGATGTCAACCACGCCAGCAGAGTTGCTGTTGACGTATGCAGTAGACATAACTGGCGTACCGCCAGTAGCGCTGTAGCAGAAAATGATGTCACCGACTTTCAACACTGATGCGACAGAATTGAAGTAGCCAGAAACACGAATTACTGATTGAGCGTCAGTGGAAGAATAGCTATAAATAGCTGGTGCGTTGCCAGATTTAGACTGGCCACCGATAGCGTTAAAGCCTGTTGCTGAGAATGCCATGATGTGTACTCCTTATTCTGTACAAGTGATGTCAACACAACCACCAGCATCGATAGCGACAGCGCCAGCACTGAACATCGAGCTAACTAACCAAGAGGTTTTCTCAGGGATGTAGTTGATTTCAGAGCGGATTGCCATGCTCTCGGCCATGCCGATTGCCATCTTGTGATAGGCATATACCTTGCGGGTAGAACCAGAACCACCACCAGTTAAACCACCTTCAGTGCGGTCACCAATGACGTTAAAGGTAAAGCCCATGAACGTGTTGATTTCACCTTGTACCAAGGCTTTGACTGTGTTGAAGTCAGAGCTAGTTACTGATGTCTCAGACAACAAACTGGCCAACTGTGATGCATGGATCAACATATAACGATCTTCTGCGGGTACGTTTGCAGTATTGAGCAAACGTGCAGCTTCACGCAATTTAGCCATGTTCAAGTTTGTACCAGCGCCACCGATGCTAGTAGCAACTGTCAAGCTGGTGCTTGATGCTGCCAATGCGTCAATGATCATCTGATCTGATCTACGGCCAATAGCTTTAGCAACAACTTGCACCAATTCTTGGCGCTCGTCAAAGTTAACTTTAGCTTGGTTGAAAATGTCTGAGTACTCAGCAGCAATGTAGTCTGTCAAAGTGACAGTTGCTTGTGAATAGGTGACGTTGAGTGGTGTTACGTCAGTCTGTGGTACACGAACTTGTGCAACGCCAGAGCCGATCTTTGGGAACTTGTGTGTGCTTGCAGTGACGCCAGTACGCAAACGGACAGTGTTACGCAAGACAGCATCAGCTTGATACGCTTGTTTTACTTCCGTGTCGAACAGGGTTACAAAAGCATTAGAGATACTAACTGCCATTGTTTTCTCCTAGAAAACGGTTGATGAAATGTTTATCGCCAACGGTTGTCCAGAAAGTCTGGGCCTGACTTGTGTTTTTGTAAGCTACACCAAGCTCTTGGTGCGGGCCTTGCGGTTGTCCACGTAGCCGATTCTATTACAAAAAGCAATAGATGCAAATGAATTTTGTAAAAAAAAAGCCAGGTTTTTTAGGCCTGGCTATAAAGTAGGCAACTGCTTGCCGTTAACCGTACATCTTTTCAAAGAGTTTCTCTACCTTTGCTCTGTAGCCTGGGTTTGTTTTGTACTCAGGATTGGCCACCATGGCATCCAACTCTTCTTTGGACATGGAGCCACCAGGATCGCTTTTAAGCGTTTCTGTTGGTACTCTTCCCTCATAGGTTTCCCGCAGCTTTTGGAGCGCTTTAATGCCCTTTGCAGTGTCTCCCCAGCGGGTGAACTCTTGGAATTCATCTTGACCCCAGATGCCTTTGTTAACCATACCTCGGCCCCATTGAGCCATATCGGTCACGATTGCTTTGGCATTTGGTCCAAGCGCCTCCAGCTCGGCCTGCATACTTTGCTTTGTTTCAGCAATGTTGTTTGCACCAATGCCAGTAACCTCACGTGCCAGGTCTTCAAAGGCTTGCTGGCTAATGCCGTACTTCTGCGCCCAGCCCACATAGCTTTTGACCACTGGGTCATCGCCTTTGAGTCCTAGACCGTCAATGTTGTACTCGCCATTCTCTGGGGCTTTGTGGCCACCAGCTCGGAACTTCTTTTCTAGCTCTACGTAGGATTTACTGATTCCCTCTAGGTCTGGTATTTGATCGTCTTTGTTCCAGAATTTCTCTGGCCAGAAGTCAGGGCGCTCCAGCGGGGTATCGTCTTCAACTTGGTCATTTTGAACGTGACTGATAGTCTGCTCTTGGCCCTCGGTTGTCGGCTGGTCTGTGCTTTCCTCTGCACTAGCCAGCAGGCCTGGGTTGTCATTTGCATCACTCATCTTTGTTTAGCCTTTCGGATTCTATTTTCAATATCCCTGACCACGCTGTTTTGCCCTTCTCGGAACACTCCCAGCGAACTGTCAGAGCCTGGTTGCCAACACGGTTGCTCAAGATAGAACTCTCGCAGCCACGCCAACACTTTTTGACCTTCAGCACTGGCAAAGGTTTTTGCCATCTGTAGGTTCAGATCCATCCTGTCTTGATCAGGTTCATAGGCAGCAGGCTCTGCCTCTAGGTCATCCCAGCCACTCA